CTGGCCCGGCTGCTCCAACGTTGTGTTTCCCCTCGTGACTATGGGCGCGTTGCAATTCAGTTCTCAGGCCTACCCCAATATCATTCAGGGAACCAAGGTCGTCAAGTATAGAACCATTGGGCGGGACCTCGGTCCTACGCGAGAGCGTGCCCTTCGCATCGGCCGACACATGTCCTACCAAGTGCTAGAAGAGGATGAAGGCTGGGAGGAGCAGATGGACCGACTGCTGATCAACCTCAGCATCGTCGGTTGCAATTTCCTCAAAAGCTATTTCTCTTCCATGAAGGGCTATCCCACCGACGAACTAGTTCTTGCCCGTGACCTCGTGATGGACTATGGAGCAAAGTCCGTCGAGTCCTGCGCCCGCAAGACCCATGTCATCCCTATGTATCGGAATGAAATCTACGAACGCTGCCGCCGTGGCACATTCCGAGAGGAGATTCTCGAAGAGCCCTGGTTCAAATCCAACGCTCCGATGCCAGCCAATACTGCTCCCGGCGTCCCAATGAATCTAGGCCCCGACCGACGCCAGGGCGTTATTCAAATCCAATCCGACCGCCAGACCAAGTTCATCATGCTCGAGCAGCATGCTGGACTGGACTGCGATCACGACGGCTATGAAGAACCTTACATCATCACCCTCGATGCTTCGTCCAAAAAAGTCTGTCGCATCGCCGCGCGAGTTGACAACCTCTCGCAAATCGAACTCCACCCGCGCTCCCGCAAGATCATCTGCATCAAGCCGACAGAGTACTTCACCAAATTCTCCTTCATCCCTTCCCCCGACGGATCCGTCTACGACATTGGCTTCGGCATCCTCCTCGGCCCCATTAACGAAAGCGTTAATTCAGGAATCAATCAGCTCCTTGATCAGGGCACACTCCAGAACGCCGGCGGCGGCTTCCTGGGCCGAGGCGTTAAAATCCGCGGTGGAGTATTCACCGTTGCCCCTGGTGAGTGGAAGCGAGTTGACTCGACGGGCGACGACCTTCGTAAGAACATCGTTCCATTTCCCGACCGTACGCCTTCATCAGTTACCTACCAGCTCACTACCCTCCTCATCGACTACGCCAACCGAGTAATGGGCACAACCGAAGCGATGGTAGGCGAGTCGCCGGGGCAGAATATGAAAGTTGGCACTTTCGAAGGCATGACCGAGGAGGGTCGAAAGGTCTTCAACTGGATATTCAAGCGCGTCTGGCGCTCCATGCGTGAGGGGTTTAAAAAGCGCTATCTACTAAACCGCCATTTCCTTCCCGCCCACAAGGACTTCGGCGAGGGCGATGCGTTCATCCGCCAAGAGGACTACCTCGGTTCTCCCGACTCCATCTCTCCTGTTGCCAACCCCCAGGTCACTTCCACCACCATCCGCATCCGCCAAGCCATTGCAGTCAAAGAAGACTCTCTACGCACTCCTGGCTACGACATTATCGAGGTCACTCGAACCTTTCTCGCTGCACTTGACCTCGATGAGCATATCGATCGCCTGTTCCCCGGTCCGGGCAAAACTCCACCCTTGCCAAACCCCAAGGCCGCTATCGAACAGTTCAAGAACCAGCGGGAGCAGATGAAGCTCTCCCTCAAAAAGTGGGAAGTAGCTCAACAACTCTCCATCGCCCATGGCGAGACCATGGCGAAGATAGAGCTTATGAAGGCCCAGGCCTCCAAGCTCATCGCCGACATCGGCGCGGACAAGGCGGCTCACCAGCTTGAGGTCTTCGAATCCATAACCTCCGCCCTCACCGAGCATGGTCAGATGATTAACGAGCGGATAGCTTCGCTCACTAATAAAGGTGACGATGATGATTCTCAACCAGCACAGTCGTCCTCTGACCCAAGCGGAGTTCCAGGAATGGATAGAGTCCCTGGGGACCAAAGCCTTCCGTCTTTACCTTCGCAAACACCTGGCCAGCCTCCAGTCCCAATGGGCCAGCCAGCTATTCCTCTCCAGTGATCCCCAGCAAACGCATCTGGCCAATGTCAATGCCTTGGCCGAGTACAAGACTCTAGAAAATCTTCTTGACCTTAGCTATGAAAAGTATCTTGAGGTAGTTAGCAATGCAAACGAAAACACGGAATCCGATGAACAAGAGCGGCCTGCATCCCTCAGGGGAGGCGATTCTACTCCGCCTGTACGATCCGGAGACGAGGTCCTCGGCGATTTACGTTCCACCTATGGTCTCGGCACGACAGGCGATGATCGAAACTCGGGGGATAATACTTGAGATTGGCTCCCAGGCCTGGCTGGATGAAGACGAGCCCCGGCATGAAATTGGAGACAAGGTCCTAATCGGACGATACTCCGGCACCATTATGGAAGGCCCGAGGGACAAGATCAAGTACCGAATGGTCAACGCGCGGGATATCTACTGCGGTATCGATGATGGACTCGAAGTCACTGAAGACATGTTTGAGTCTCAGCTAAAAGCTGAGCAGCAGGAGCTCGCTCGCCAGGTACGTGCACAACAGGGCATTACTTCAAGGAGCCCTCGATGAGCACAACAGAAGAAGCCCAGGCTCGGGAGCTTGGCTGGCGGCCTCAGGATGAATTCACCGGCGAGCCGTCTAAGTGGGTAGACGCAGCAACCTATATCAAAAACGGGGAGAACGTAGTTCCTTATCTCCGTGCCGACCGACGCAAATTACTCTCAACCGTTGAACAGCTTCGAACTCAGATCGACCAGCAAGCCGCGGTCGTTCGTGCGAATAATGAGAGCATTGAAGCTCTCAAAAAGATCTCCACCTCTCAGCGAGTTACGCAGCTTGAGTCTGAGGTTAAATCCCTCCGTCAGCAACTCGTCGCTGCACGACAGTCTGGCGATGCTGCGGAGCAGGCTGAGATTGAAGAACTCCTTGACACCACCCGCGACACGCTGAAAGAGGTCCGCGCGGAAGCAACTAAGCCCTCCACAAGCACCTCTGTTTCATCCAACGGCTCACAGTCCAATGGTACCCAGTCCAACCAAGACTATGTCAATTCTCCTGAATTCCAACAATTCCTCGGTGACAATCCCTGGTTCAAAGAGGACCAAGTCATGGCGGCCGCCGCCGTGTCCCTCATGCAAGTCAAGTCCGCCGACCCAACGTTCAGAACCAAAACTCCCGCCCAGCGTTTTATGCTCGTCGCTCAAGAGATTAGAACTCGCTTCGGCATGGATGAAGAACCTCGTCGCCAGCGAGATTCCAAAGTCGAAGGCGGCCGTGGTGGTGAACAACGCCGCACTGGCTCGTCTCGTGGCGGAACCAAATCCTTCATCGATCTCTCGCCCGGCGCCCAAGCCGCTTGCGACAAGCTCGCTAAGCGAGTCGTAGGTCCTAAGGGCTCCGGTCGAGCCTATGAAACTCTTGATGCCTGGCGGGCACACTATGCCTCCCAGGTTGAGGAATAACCCCCCATGACCGATATTCAGACCCCCGATCCGCGCCGCAATCCTGGCCTGTCCGCCCAGCAGATCAAAGACGGCATCCTGCCCTCTGGCCGCAAGCGTATTCCCATGAACCTCCCCCGCCCTCGCATGGCGGTGCCGGAGATTCCTGGCTATTATCTCTATTGGTTCGCTGACTACAACCTCCCCCATGCCATAGCCGCTGGCTATGAATTCGTCGATAACAAAGAGGTCGATGTCACCCGCAACCATCCAGGCGGTGGCAGTGGCAATACCGCCCTCGACTCTCGAGTCTCCATGGTCGGCACCCGCTCGAGCGAGGACGGAGTCCAGGTCCGTGCAACCCTTATGAAGCTCCGCCTCGAGTGGTATAAAGAGGACCAACTCTCCAAGGTCCTTCGCCAGGCCCAAATCCTCGAGGGCATATTCGACAAAGAGCAGGTCTTCAACAAAGACGGGTCGATCAGCGATGCAGGGCAGCTGACCTACTCCGAGGGTGCCTACACCGGCCACCAGGCCCAGAAGTGGAAACCCGTAATGAACCGCCCTGTCCGCAAGGCCCGTATTGGTCGTAACGGTCGGCCGACGGGCTAACAGGGGCATCCGCCCCTTTGGAGCTAATTCATGGCCTTTGTCAACCCCAGCAAACCAGCTGGCCTGTCCCCGGTGAAGTACCTCAATGGTGCGAACTATGATGGAAAGGTGCAAATCTATTCCATCCTCGCTGCTAACACTAATCCATTCTACGTCGGTGACTTCGTCTCCACTGTAGGTGGTGGCACAGCCGCCGCCGGCGATGCTAATGGCATCCCTGCTATTACCCTCGCAACCGCCGGCTCGGGCGGCATCGGCGCCATCGTCGCCTTGGGCACTACTCCCTTCGGTGGTCCCTATGTCAATCCGGCGAACCAAGGTAACCAGGCCTTCCGTCCTACTGGCGCACAGCCGATCATCTACTACGCCGCTGTATCCGATGATCCCAATATCATCTACGAGGTTCAAGAGGGCGGAGCCGGCACAAACCTCACTCAGAGCTCGATCATGCGCAACGCGAACATTATCTACGCTGCTCCAGCCATCGGCGTGTTCGTATCAGGAACTCAGATCAACAACGCGACGGTTGGCGCAACAGCGACTCTTGACCTCAAGCTATTGCGCCTCGCGCCTCGCACTGACAATCACTTCCTTACCAATCCTACTACCGGCGGAGCCGCACAGAAATGGTGGTGCTTGATTAACAACCATTTCCTCCAGGCTCGACCAGCTGCTCTCTAACCATCTTATGTCTCTCCCCTCAACCCAACCCTCAGTCTGGCCTGTTCACGACACGTCGCGCTCAGTCCCATCCCCTGAGTTCTAAGGAGCCCAACCAATGGCAATTGGTGGCGTGATAACCACTGGTGCACATCCGAAGCTGCTCTGGCCCGGAGTGCATACCGTGTGGGGTCAAACTTACGCCGAACACCCGATCGAATACACTGATCTCTACGACCAGCTCGACTCCGAGATGGCCTATGAGCAAGACGTGATGGTGACGGGATTCGGACTGGCAAATGTGAAAGAGGAAGGTGGATCATTCACCTATGACTCCGAAGTGCAGGGAGTGATTTCCACCTACACGCATATTGCTTATTCTCTTGGCTATATTGTAACCTGGGAGGAAATCCGCGATAATCTCTATGAAAAGGTTGCGATGGAGCGCGCTCGCGCTAATGCCTTCTCCATCACCCAAACTGTTGAGAACATCGCAGCGGTGCCGTACAACGACGCCTTCACCGGCGCGTTCTACCTCAATGCGAATGGTCAGTCACTCTGCAGTGCCTCCAACCCCAACGCAACGGGCGGGACATACTCCAATGCCCTGGTCCCGGCAGCCGACCTCCTCGAATCCTCTCTCGAGGATGCCTGCATTCAGCTCATGGGATTCCAGACCGACCGTGGCCTGTTGATCTCTGTCCTCCCTCACTGCTTGATCATTCCCCGTCAGGAATGGTTCAACGCGAACCGGATCCTGAAATCTGTCCTCCAGCCCGGCACAACGAATAACGACATCAACGTGCTGAAAGCGACCAACGCTTTCCCCTCTGGAATCAAGCTCAACCACTATCTCACGTCTCCTCATGCTTGGTTCATACGAACCAACTGCCCACATGGCATGCAGCAATTCTGGCGTGACCGTCCGTTCTTTGATCAAGATAATGACTTTGATACAAAGAATGCCAAGGCGGGTACCTACTTTCGAACCAGCGTAGGCAACACCGACCCTCGTGGAATCCTGGGTTCCAACGGGCCGTAGAAGGAGTACCTTCCCATGGCACAAACCCCAGCATCCCAACCGCCCGCCCGCAATACCTCGGGTTTCAGTAGTGACCCACCGTATGGTCCGCTGGCGGACTGTGGCAATTCAAATCCCTTCTTCTACCATCAGTTCCAAGACGACTTCGACAACCAGCTCGGCTCTGCTGGCCTCTACACCGTCTCGGCGTCCGGCGCGGGCACAGTAGCTCATACCGCTGGTGATGGAGGACTGGTTCTATTCACCACCGCGGCTGCAGCTAATAGCTTCGAGTCCATCCAACTCCCTGCCGCTTCGTTCACTCTCCCAGGTACTGGAACCGCTCCTCCAGCAACTCAGCAAAGTTCGAAAAAGTTATTCTACCTCGTCCGACTTCAGTTAGCTAACATCACCACCAACTCGTTTATTGCTGGCTTGTGTAACACCACTGCCACACCATTTACGACTGGTGCTCAGTCCATTACCGATGGTTTGTTCTTTTACAAGGCAGCCGGTGGTACAGTACTTCAGGTCCTCAACATTGGCTCGGCGGGAAATAGCCCTACGGGCGTTGGCTACACTAACACGTTCAACATTCCAACAGCGGCATACTCTGCATTCTTCGCTAACAATTCCTTTCTCGACCTTGCTTTTGAAATCGACCGTCAGCAGAATCTCAAGGTCTGGGTTGGTCAGCAACTTGTTGGCTGGATTACACAAAGCGGTACGGGTTCAGTAAACTCTGCCGGTGTCTCAATTCTCCCAGTAAACGGTCCTGCGTTTGTGAACTATCAAGTAGTCCAAGGAGCAAACGCATTCTCCACCTTCGCCACACCAGTACTCTACACCCTCGCAAACCTCAACGTTACCTTGGCCCTCAGCAACGGCGCCACCGCCTCCGCGACGACAATGATCGCGGACTTCCATTGCGTTGAGAAAGAAAGGTAGATACCCATGCTCTCCCAGTCAGTCGTTCAGATCCATGACTCGTCTAAGAGCCTTCGAGCTTTAGTAACTGGTTTTATCCAGCCGAAGGACAACAGTACTCTTGAAATCTTGGATCTACATAATCTTAGCGGAGGTCCAAAGGGCCTCCGTTTGGATAGTGTAATTTGGCTAATAGAAGAAAAAGCCGGGTTGCGTCTGTACTGGGGAGATACCCTCATGCTTCCTATGGAATCTAGAAACTCTCTACGCTTGGATACTCCATTAAACAGCCCATCTAACTGGGATGGTAAGTTAGTTCTGGCCGCTGGCAAGACTGAGGAGTACCTCAAAGCCTTCTTCCTTCACCTTGATTTTGACAAGCAGTGAGAGACCCATGGCCAATGTCCTTCCTCTGATGAACACCCCCTACCGCTGCATCCGCAACGCAATGGTGGATGCAGGGCTCCTCGGCCGCGGGCGGGACCCTAATTCTGACCATCTTATGGAATATTTCCCTCGACTTCAGGATCTCTTCAACCGCTTGCAGACCAAGGGCATTAAGCTCTGGCTCGAGCAAGACTTCCTTCTCCAGGCTCCAGTTCTCCAAGCTGGCGTCCCACTATATTCCTTTGGCCCCACTGGCAATGTTGTAATTACAAGGCCAACGAGGATAAAGGAATGTTATTTCCAGGATATCAGCACCGCCCTGCGTCCACTCATTCCTCTCTCGCGAAATGAGTGGAATCTCTTGGGCACCCATACTATCCAGGGCGAGATCAGTCAATACTATGTTGACAAGCAACAATTTACTACCAACCTCTATCCCTGGCTAGTCCCAGACGCCGAAGCCGCCCTCGGCATTATCCATGTGATCATTCAGAATCAGGTTACCTCCCCTATCACCTTGGTCGATACGATGAACTTCCCTCAAGAGTGGTTCGATACCCTCGAATGGAACCTTGCGGAGATCATTGCTACGGGCCAGCCTCAGGCTGTGATCGACCGCTGTACTAAGATGGCTGATAAGACTCTCGAGATCCTTGAGGATTGGGATGTCGAAGACGCCTCAATCTTCATCCAGCCGGATCCGAGGAGTCAGTATATGGGGCAAAGGTTTCAATGATAGACGGGTATGATATTGTGGCCATCCCCGGGTAACATCCATGCCTAGTGCTCAAACCCTCTCCATCCCCAAACGCTGGCCACTGGTCAACCGGTTTCAGTCCCGCGACATTGGCACTCCTATCACACGTGATGCCCGGCTGATTAACTGCTTCGCTGAACTAGATCCTGAGGATCAGGAATACTACATCTACAAACGCTTGGGAATAAGCCCCACTCCTTTATGGACTGAGAGCCCTGTTGGTGGAAGCAACGCTGGAGGTCTCTACACCTATGTATTCCCCCTCAGCGCTAATCACGCCCCCTTTGTAATCTCTTCCATCGGTGCGCAGTATTACGCCGCAACCGCTGGTACAGGCACTATTGTCAACATTGGCCCTGCCCCATCCGTCGGCCCATTTACAGGATTCTTTTCTTATTTCGAAACGATTAACTCTAATCCTCAGACAGTTGTCATACAAAATCTCTTAGGTGGAGTAATCTACACCCCCTCCACTAATGCCTTTGTCAGTATCACTGATGTAAACTTCACCGCCTTGGCACTCGTTCCTGGCTGGGCCTATCTCGATGGCTGGCTATTCGTTATGGATGTTAACGGTGCTATCTGGGGGACACAGAACCAGAACAATGCCCTAGTCTGGAGTGGCACCAACAAGATTCTTGCCTCTACCCAGGCTGACCAAGGCATGTTCATTGCAACGCAGTTGACTTATGTCATTGCCTTTAAACAGTGGACTACTCAACCCTTCTACGACGCAGGTAATCCTGTCGGTTCGCCGCTCTCTCCCATTCCTAATGCGCAGATCCCTTATGGCTGTTTCAGTGGCTTCACTGTTCAAAAGATAGATGAGATCCTCATCTGGGTAACCGCCAACCGTGTGCCTAGCGCACAGGTTGTGATAATGGAAAATCTCAGTACCAAGATCATCTCTACCCCCGCCATCGACCGCGTGCTTCATGCCGCGATATTTCTCTACGGCTCAGGCGGTGGTAGCGGACAAATATTCTCCTGGGTCACAAAATACTCAGGCCATCGTTGGTATGGTGTGACTTTCACCACTCTCAATATTACTCTAGTCTATGATCTAGATCAAAAGCTTTGGTATATCTGGTCTGATCCCTCTGGTAATATGTGGCCTGTGGCGGCTATGACCTACGTCCCGCCCTTAGGCCCTGGTCAGGGTAATATCCCTGGTCAACATATTATTCAGCATACCACCAACGGTGGTATCTATACTATGGATCCGGCTGTTTACAGTGACCTTGGGGTTCTATTCCCCATGGACATCTACACTCCCAATTTCACTGGGGGGACCCAGCGTTCCAAGTCCCTCAACATGCTTTACTTCCTCGCTGACAAAGTCCAGGGACAGCTCCTCGCCCGCTACAGCGATGATGATTATAACACCTGGTCTAACTTCCGCTCGATAGATCTGTTCGACGACCGACCCCTTCTGGACCAAGACGGCTCGTTCTACCGCCGGGCGTATCACTTTCGCTACTTGACCAACAACAAGCTGCGGATTAAGTCCGGCGATTTGCAACTCGACATAGGTACTCTATGACTATTATCAGACTCCCAATTCCTCCCCCACGTGAAATATCAGTTATAGAGTCCAGCGGGAAGATGAACTTGGTCTGGTACCAGTGGTTTACCATCCTCCAACAGGACCTAGCTCTAGGCCTCACCACCCCCGCTATCACCACTGCCAAGCTTACCACCGGCGGCGCTAATGGTTCGATGACCTTCACCTTTGGCTTACTCACCGCTGTGACGGCCGCGACATGACAATGCTATTCAGTCGTGAGAATTTCTCTGACTGCTTCTACGAAGCCCTTCCCCTAGTCCAGAAGCACTATGATGAAATCGCCTGGAATAAGGACAATATCCCGCTCGACGTCGATGAAGATCTCTATTCCAAGCTGGACTCCGAAGGCATCGCTATATTCTACACCGGCCGGGTATATGGAGAGATCAAGGCCTATAACGTCTTTCTCCTCCGAACCAATCCCCATTATAAGTCCACTCGCTTCGCCTCCAACGACGTGATCTATATCGATCCTGAGCACCGCGGCATCGGGCGGGAGTTCATTGACTTCTGCGAAGCGGACCTTCGATCCCTTGGTACCAATATCATTACCTATCATGTGAAGCTTGCGTTCAACTGGGGCTCTATCCTCGTCCGAAAGGGCTTTACCCCTCTCGATACTGTCTGGGCAAAATATCTGGGAGAATCATAAAATGGCATTCAGCGGTGCAGTCATGCTCGTCGGTTCCCTCGCAAGTGCAGGCGTAGCCGCCTACAGCGCCTCCCAACAGGGTTCGATTGCTGGCCAACAAGAAGGCATGGCGCAAACTGTATTTGGTGAGCAGCAAGGCTATGCCCAGCAGCTCGCTTCTCTCATCAACAATCCCAGCTCTGTCACCAGCCTTCCAGGCTATCAATTTAACTTTGGCCAGGGCACCGACGCTGTCACTCGTGAAATGGCCTCGAGTGGGTTTAGCGGCTCTGGAAACGAAGCCATTGCCTTAACCCAGTACGGCCAGGGCTATGCCCAAAATACATTCAATCAGTACGCTAGCTTGCTCTCCAGCCTCGCCGGCTTGAGTTCTCCTGTCAATCCCACTGGCGCCCTTGGCGGAGCTTCATCTGCTAACACTGCTGGCTATAACCAGTATGGCGGGGCTCTAGCCAGCCTTGGCTTTATGGCTGGGCAGAATAATAGCGGAGCTGGCCTCGGCGGCTTTGGTGGAGGCTGGGGCGGAGGAGGAGGATCCAGTGGTTGGATACCTAACTCTGGCGGTCTAACCTACGATACTGGCTTCGCTGGCATTGTCTCTTAGGAGCATCTCATGAGTGACCTATATGGCTTCGCCTCCGGTCTTCAGGCTGCCCAACAGGGTCAGATGCAGAAGCAGGAGTTCGCCCAGCAAATGGCGGAGGGCGGACTAAAGCTTCAACAGGAACAGGTCAATCTCGATACCAGCAAGCTTGCCCTTCAGTCCCAGCAATCTATGATGAAGCGCATGGCGAGTATGGGAACCATGGGGGCTGATGATCCCACTGGCATCACCGACACTGTCGCATCACAGATGGATCAAATGACCCAGCTGGCCTTGGCCTCCGGCCGGCCGGAGGAAGCAAAGGAATACGCTAAAACCGCCTCGACCCTTCGAACCAACCAGGCGAAGATTACCGAAGAACAGAGAAAGATCTCTAACCAAAAACTCAAGGACGTCAGCGATCTGCTTGGAAATGTCACCGATGCGAATTCCTGGCGCAGCGCTGTCAACACCTTCCAAATGCTCCATCCCGATGAGGCGAAGGATCCTCAGGTTCAGCGAATCCTCTCCATGTCCTATTCCCCTGACATGATCAGATCTATCTCCAGTGCTATTCAGAGCCAAAAGGACAAGGCAGAGATAGCCGCCGCCCAAGCGCGTGCGCAGGCTGAAAGTGCTGCCGCTCAAGAGCATACAGCTCGTTTGCCTCTCATTGAGGCTCAGACTCGAGAGGCGGATCTCAGAGGAGATAAGCTGACTAAAGAGGGGGCTATTACTAAGGCTCCAACCTCGAGCGAGATCAAGTCCATCTCCGATCTGGTTCAGGAAAAGTACAACCTAGATACTCCCGATGAACTCGCCCGCGCGCGGAATGTCTCCCGCATCGTCGCCGAGCGAATGAAATCCCTTCGTGCCAATAATCCAGCGATGACCCAGGTGGCCGCCGCCAAACAGGCCTTCCAAGAAGCCGACCGGCGGGGGGATTTTGGCGGACTGAGCTCGGTAGCCAAAACCCCTGGCGCTTCGCCTGCGAAGCCACTTCCCATGCCATCCAAGGATGGGAGGCTTAGCCCTTCTGCTCTCAAACCTAATCAGTATTACAAGGGCATCGGTAAGTATTCGGACAAGACCTATCTCTGGACCGGCGAAGCCTTCATCCCCGTCGGCACGGGGCCAGGAGAAGTTAGTGAGGAATCTTCAGAAGATAAAGACGAAGATACTGAGGAAGCTGAATAATGGCTGTTTCGCTGGAGGAGATGCTTGGACAGATAAAAGCATCTCCTCCCAAACCCAGTTCTGTACCTGGCTCTGTCTCACTTGAGCAGATGACAGGGCAAGTTAAGCCAGCTAAACCATCTCTAGCGTCTGCTACTCTCGGCGCTCCGGTTCAAACTGCCAAGGACTACTGGTCTCACTATACCGAATTGTCTAACCAATATCTCGCCGGGATTAAAAAGAACTTCGGCGATGTGGACAAGGCAGAGACTATCCTTGGCCAGCTATCCAGCGCTGCCAAGGGCTGGATGGACATACTAGGCGCGGTGTGGTCGCCGGTGGAAGCCGGAGTTGATATCATAGCCTCGCACCCTATTCAACAGGCTGTAAAGCTTGCAGGGGAGAAGGTTGAGAAACTCGCGCCGGAAAAGGGAACCAGCTCGGCGGCCATTACCAAGGCGGATGTGAGGCAAACTGTTGAGGGTCTGAACCAGTTCATCGATATAGGACTTCAGACCGCCGTCGGTTTTCTGGGAGGAAAGGAAACTCCGAGAATGTCTAGGACTGCAGTGACTACTGAGGAAATGTCAGGGGCTGTAGCTAAGGAAGCCGCAACCACGATCGAACCTAAGGGAGATATAGTCCCTTCTCCCTCCACCTCAATCTCTAAACCTCGCGGCCGAGTGGTAACAGGTCCTGACGGCAAGCCGACAATCGTTAGAACCACTCCCGAAGCAGCCAAGGCCCAAGTCAGCGAAGGCATGCATACTCTGAATGAAGAGCTTCGCGGTCCTGTAATGGACATGCCGTCGGCCGTGCATCCAGCATTGCAAGATTGGGGGGCTATCCAGGCTCGTATGGCGGGTGCCTATAAACAAGCCTTGGAATCTGGCACTCCACTTCCCGCCCATGGACTTCTCGATGAAATGATCCGCCATGCGGATGAAGGAGCAGCAAAGTCAGTTCTATCTAAGATCCGTCAGTTTGTCGATAACGTTCCGGTTAACTTCGTTCGAGAACTACCTCAAGAACTATTCCCGACTAAGATACCTGAATCAGCCTACGGCCTCTACATCGGTGAAAAACACGCCGTTTGGATCAAGCCAGATCTATCTGCTGCGGGAGGAATCTCACTTGGAGGAATAGCCAAGGAATCCCGTGGTATTGCTCATGAACTTGTTCATGCTGCGACAGTTCAATTTATTCACTCTAACCCTCTCCATCCTCTGGTTAAAGAACTGGAAAACCTTCGCCTCGAGGCCCAGAAGCAAATCGAGGATTGGGAGGCAGAGACTGGAGCTTACGCTACTCACTATGGGATGACAAATTCTAAGGAATTCGTCGCTGAGGCAATGACGAATCCAAAGTTCCAAAAGTTTCTTTCCAGAATGAAGAGTGGAACTATTTCACTCTGGAACCGCCTTGCCTCTCTCATCGGGCGTATGTTTGGAGCACATAGTCCAGAGGAGCAGAACTTCCTCCATCGGGTGATGACTAATGCTGAAGACCTTATGAAGGCTCAGAAGAGAATGAATACCTCTGGTGCTAATGACGTCGTAGCCTTTGCTACGGATGAAGGGCAGAAGCCTATCATCCGAGAACAGGTTATGAATGCCGCCCGAAGAATTACTGGGGTTGAAACCAGCATCACTCGCCTCGGTGGCTATATCGAAGAGGTTCGCCGAGCATTGTATGCCGAGGGCCTTGGCCCCGCCGCCCGCACTGCTGCTTCAGTCATCTCTCGCCGGGTGGGAGAGCTTATGCACAGCGATGCCCTCGCCAACGTCGGATCGAAGATCCGTCGGGACTATTGGCACTCGAATCCTGAAAAGGTTAACGATTTCATCCAAGCCTTTGAAACAGGTGCTCAGTTGCCCGGCCGAGAGATGGCTGAGATGCGGTATCGCTATAAAGCCTGGAATTACAACATCTATTCTCAGGACGCCGCTAACGGTATTACTTATGAGGCCCGCGACAACTATCTCTACCACACGTTTGAGAAGTCTGACGAAGTTGCAAAGTGGTTTGAGGAGCACTTTGGCAAGAAGTGGGGCGACCCCTCATTCACCAAGGATCGAGTCTTCGACCTCTATGCCCAGGCGGTGAAGGCTGGGTTCAAACCTCGGTTTGATAATCCAGAAGACATTATGCTTGCCCGCCAACACTCCAGCAACGTTGCAGAGATGCAGGTGCAGATCCTTCAGGACCTCGAGCATTGGGGCCTGGCGAAGGAAGTATCCAAAGGAGCCGAACCCCCTAAGTTCAACTCCACTCGCCGCCGGTCACCCAACGGGACTTGGTACTGGGTCGATAACCAAGCAACTCAGCTACTCCATAATTCCTTCGACACAACCTCGCTCTGGAATGCTAAGGGACTCAAAGGGGATGCCTTCCGCTCGGCAATGGAAGTCAAAAATCTAATCGTACCGATTAGGCTTGCGCTCAGCGGATTTCATCCCCTTCACGTTATTCACATCGATAACGCTGCTGCGACCGCCCGGGCATGGAAAGACATGCTTGCTGGCACTCGCAGTCCTCTCTCCACCTTTAAAGAGATGCTTAAAAGCGCCACGCTCTACCGCTCCTTTTGGGAAAATCCTCGGATTGGCGGACGTCTCATAAAGGTCTGGGACGGCTGGATAGCTGAGAAGGACCTCACCAAGGCGGATACCCAAAGCCTTCGCTTTATGCTCGAGGGTGGGTTTACTCCCCACTTGAGCCAAGATTTCAAGACCCAAGCGCTCTATAGCTTCCGCCAGTCGCTTCGCGAACACAGTCCCAAAGCCATCTGGCAAGCTCCGTTTGCCTTACTCGACGCCCTTCGCTATCCAATCTTCGACGTCTGGATTCCAAATCTCAAAGCTGCGAGCTTTAACCACGAAGCCGAGTCCCTACTTCGAGCCCGCCCGGAGCTAGCTTCAAACGATCTCCAGCGCCAACTTGCCCTGCGAAAGATTTCTAAGTCTATTGACAATCGCTATGGAGAGATGAACTACAACTCCCTCTTCTGGCCTCGATGGTTCAAAGACCTCATGGTAGCGAATACTCTAAGCCTTGGCTGGCAGATGGGATTCATCAGGGAGTTCGGCGGCGGTGCACTCGATGCTGGACAATTCGTTCGGGGCACCGATCGTGTTCAGCGAATTAAATCTGGCGCTCTTGACCGCCCCCTATTTGTCTCTTCTTACATCCTCTCCGCCATGGCCTATGGTGGTCTTATGACCTGGGGCCTTAGTGGCCAACTGCCCACAGGCATCTATGACTACATCTTCCCCCGCATTGGCAAGACGGACTCCCGCGACCAGCCCCAGCGCATTAACACGATGTTCTACACTCGTGAATTCGCTGGGATATACAAGCATATGGAAGACCAGGGGATGGTTGAAGGGCTTGGTAAATTGGCCAGCTCTAAAGCCTCCGGCCTCATTGGACTTGCAAGTGAGGTTACTTCAGGCATCAATTCCTTTGGACAAGAAATTAGGAACCCTGATTCGCCTTCGTATCGAAAAGTTGAGGAGACCCTTGCTTACGTGCTCTCTGACCTCGAGCCGATCTCGACACAACAGATGAAGGAGGGGGATACTCAGAGCAAGGTGCTTAGCGGCCTTGGCTTCACTCCCGCACCGAAGTATATTACCGAGTCCAAAACCGAGTCGCAGATTAGGCTGGACTATAGCAAGTATGTGAGGCCACAAGAGACGCCCTTTGAAAGGGCTAGATATGGAGCTGAGTTCACTAAGCTCAAGGATCAATATTCCAAGGGCGACGAAGGTTTTGGAGAGTCCTTGGACAAGTTTATGGAAGTGCATCAGGTTACTCCCAGCGAGCGCCGGCGGGTGTTTAAGGCACTTAGAAGTGATACTCCCCCAAGTCATAGAATGTTCTCCAAACTGCCGTGGGAAGTACAGAAAAGGTTGTTAGATAAGATGACCGATGAAAAGCGGGATGAGTATCTTCCTCTATCGGACAAGCAGCATCTCCGTCATCACTATGAAGCGAGTGAGTGATGAAAGTACTATTCATGGACTTTAAACATGACGAAGGGCGGGCGATGGACCTCGCCCTGCGAGCGCAAGACGCCGGCCACATCGTGCGATATTGGATGCCCTCTAACCTTCATATTGGAAAAGGGCTTGTAGATAAGCCTAAGGAATGGAAACCATCCATGGACTGGGCAGAGCTTATTGTGCTGACGGGGAATTGTGACTATCCTGAGGGTCTTGATGAATACTTCACCAAGGGCTATCCTATCCTCGGTACGAATCCGAAGGCAGCAGAGCTTGAACTCGATCGGGGGAAAGGACAAGAGATACTCAAGCGTTATGGAGTCGAGACGCTCCCCTACACCGTCGTCTCAAGCCCTGAGGAAGCTATCGAGTTTCTGATCAAAAAGGGCAAGCCCTATGCGATGAAACCCTGGGGCGGGCTGAGCGACAAGGCTATGACCTACGTTCCGAAGTCGGTTGAAGATGCGCTGTTCACAATTCAACTATGGAAGTCCAAGAATATATTCAAGGGCCAATTGATGCTTCAGGAGATGGTGGATGGGATGGAGATAGGGGTGTCGACTTACTTCGGCCCCGGCGGGTTCGTGCGGGCGAAGGAGGAGTCCTGGGAGCATAAGAAGTTCCTCACAGGTGACCTGGGACAGAATACTGGAGAAATGGGAACAGTTATTCGCTATACAAAGGAGAGTAAGCTATTCGACGAAGTCCTAGCTCCGATTGAGGACTATCTTCATCTCTGCAACTTCATCGGAGATGCAGGAGTGAACTGCATCATCTCCGACGGCCGACCATGGCCGCTGGAGTTTACCCTCCGCCTTGGCTGGCCGGCGACCTGTTTACAGCAAGCCGCCCTCCGAACCGACCTCATTGAATGGATGGCTGATCTCATCTACGGTCGGGACTCGTTCAAGGTCACCTCTGATCCCATCGTTGGAGTAGTGATGACTCATGGGGACTTCCCTCAGGAGTCTGACCCCGCTCATGACTGGTCCAAGTACCCTATCACTGGCATTTCCTCCCGAAACGAAAGGTATATTCACTGGCAACAGGTGATGGATGGAAAGATGTCAGTGATGAAGAACAAGAAGCTCAATGAAATCCCCGCGATGTGCACAGCAGGACAATATGTCTGTGTCGTAACTGGCTGCGGCCCCACCATCATTGATGCCAAGGCCGAAGCCTATCGGACGGTGAGGGAACTCTCTTGGCCTTCAAACATCATGTATCGACTTGACATCGGCGATTGTCTGGAGGAGGAACTTCCAAAGCTTCAGAAATGGGGCTATGCAGAGGGGATAGAATATGACTGATGAATCAAAATATATTGACCTCATAACTCTGTTGAAACAGCTACCAACTTCTGAGAATGAAGCCTTAGTTCAGCGAGATAAAGCTGTGTTATTGGCAGCGGAGCTACAATTGGCTGTTCATCTCAAATCTGAGGGTGATGAGCTCCGGGATGGCTTAAATGTCTATCCTAATTCAGATAAGGCTAATATTGGTGCTCTGTTTTATATGCATAGTCGACTGTCTGGTTGGCGCTGGTCGACGCGTTCTAATTATCCTATAGACTGGAGTATGATCTAATGGGTAGTCCTGTCAAAGGCCGGGCGGACTATTGGTCTCCAGATGATTGGGATGCAATCTGCTCCATGTGCGGTCGGAAGCGCAAAGCATCTACCATGGTGCGGAATTGGCAAGGTCAGTATCGCTGTTTCGAGCATAATGAGCCGAGGCAGCCTCAGGATTATGCCAGGGGAATTCCTGAGAGAATTGGCTCGCCCTGGGCTCAGCCTCCGGTGGATTTATTAGTGAATGTCTGCGCACTTCAAGATCGAATGTCGATTCCGGGCTATGCCCTCCCTGGCTGCACCGTTCCCGGCACGCCGTTCAACCCCGGTTGGCTCACGGTTCAAATCCCTTGAGGTAGTCTCATGTCCCTGTTTAACTTCATCGACAAGGTCGGGCCGACGGTACCAGCGAGCTATTACAACGCTCTTGACTTCATCCGCAACGCGATGAGTGCAAGTGCGGGGGGTGTGGTTACCCTCGCGACTACTCAGGACAATCTCGGGCGGGGAATAAGTATCTGTCGGACCAAACTCGCTACGACCTCTCGGGCCAGCGTGACCATTCCAGCAAATGATCCGGATCTCAGCTATAATGCCTTTACCATCGGAGCTACCTATCATATTGAAGTGCTGATCTATCCCTTCGGCACTACGACGGGGACGCAAGGAATAGATCTCAACCTGAACTACTCTGGTTCCTTCACCGCCGGTACCGGCGTTCTAGCCGATGGCCTTGTTAACTCTATGCCTGTCGGCGACGTGTCAGCGACCATAGCCTCCTCTGTCTCTACAATCAAGTTCGGCTTCACCCCCATCGTCACTATCCAGGGTACAGATATCGTCCGCCTCGAAACCATCTTAATCCCTAACAGTGTTGGCACCTTTGCCCTCGCCTGGTCACAAAATTCCAGCAGCGCCAACGCGACCAACGTTGGTGTTGGTAGTACAATGACTATAACTCAAGTTAGTTAACTCACATCTATAACCAGAAGGACCTATGAGTGAAGATCTCCCGCCTCGCTTGGTTGAGAGGATCATTTCTGAAAGGACTGAAAAATCTAGCAATGGTGGCTTTAGCCACCTTAAGGACTTGGTATTCGCGGCTGTGGTCCTTGCCGCCGGAGCTACGATCTGGGAACAGCAGAGAACAATCGACGATATTAGAACAGACATCGCAGTGCTCAAACTCCACTGTCCCGACCAGCCAGTTAGGAGGGGATCCAGCCCTGGTAGCTAGTTCAAGTCCGATGATATCTGCATCCCCTGGGGCGATCGTGACCAGTGGTCCATCGCATGTGCAAGTTTTGAGAGTTGAGATGGGAGATAGGTTTTTAATCCTCATGTGCACGATGATCTTAGTCATCGGTGCATGTGGAGTCATAATGGGCTTGAACCTAGCACGGCAGGCTCAGATGGAAGAGAAATATGACGATCTTCGTCGGCAGTATAGAATGACGGAGATGAAACTGGATGACTGGACCGTAGTCGCCCACCGGGCGGGGATAGGACTTAGTGGTGATTATACCCGAGGCCCTCAGGGTAATCCAGAAGACAAGGCTTTTAACATCAAGTCGAAAGGAGAGGTAAATGGGAGCGGGCGGAGTCATTAACGACATCATCACCGATGCGGTCGGTACGGCGCTTTTGAGGATATGTAAGGAGGAAGGGTTTCGGAGCAAAAAGTATCCAGATAAATATGGAAATGAGACAATTGGCTTTGGGTTCAATATCTCTTCAGGGATCAGTATTTACTCTGCTCGAGCTCTTGCTCGAGCGCAGGTGGAAGAGCTTGATGGGGAGCTGATGAAGCTGCAATGGTATCAGGGCATCGATGTCATTCGCCGGAGTGTTTGTCTGGACATCGCCTTTAATGAAGGTATGCAGGGATTGCTCAAGTTCCCTCATATGATTTCTGCCTTGGCACAGGGCGATTGGCCGACCGCCTCGGCGGAGTGCCGGGTGGAGGATTCTAAGCTCAATGAATCTCGCTATGCGCCTCTGCGCAAGCTTTTGTTGATCGGTGGAGGGCAGTAGCCCAGATTGATTGTTTGATTTACTTATCACAGTAGCGTAGGAGTATCTTCGATGAATGCAACAAATACGGGGAAGATCTTTGGTTGGGCACAGTTTGGATTGAACGTCCTTGGCCAAGCACTCGCGGGTGGTTTACCGGTGAATGCAGGGGGATGGCTGAGCCTCTTGGGCTCCCTCGCTGCGGCGGTTGGGGTTCACGCGGCATCCAGCACCGACGGGACGAAGTAAGTTCTGCGTCTAAACCTTGCTCAATGGGCGCTGTTAGGGGGATGCTTAGCCCTAACAGCGCTCTGTGTCTGGATGGGCTGGTTAGCCTAGGATGTGCTTTTCTCCTGGGAGAGGGTTTTCCCCTCCAACTCCTCGCATTCGGTCCCAGGCAGAGTTAGCCAGTTCAATCACCTTTTCAATCGATTCCAAAACTGCAAAGGCCTGCGGCCCCTGTTGAGTCATGAGGCCGGTCCAGACTGCAGTGACTAGAGGATTTTCAATATCCTTTGTCACCTGCTTGATGTCGCCGGCTCGGAGGCCGATTGGTGTGCGAGTGGAGGCGAGGGTGAGTTTGATAATCACTTTGTGGAGTCCTTAGTTAGGGGGAGTGATTGTGTTCCCCGGGTATAATCGCCCGACGATCCCCGGGTAGATAACTTGTCTTGTTTACTAATCGCCTTCAGCACAAAGCCTTCACTCGTATTCTCGAGGGATAAGAGTCTAGCTGATACACAGCCCTTGATCATTCCCTCAAAGTCATTCAGCTTTGTAAAGTGTTGATGCACGAATTGATAGGCAATGTGGTAAGGTACGCCTTTAGGCTGTAATCTGATATAGTCCAAAAACTTATCCGTCTGAATCGACTGTTCATTTCTCCCTATCTTAGAAAAAACCATGGGCATATCTGCCTCCAAATCTGTAACCATCTTGTGGGCGATCGCGAGATCGTCAGCGTCAATAACCATCTGGTCTCGCTTGGCGGCCGCCAACACCATGGCTAGCTTGTGTATATGAGTCTGTTTCCTCGCAAGATATCCTCCAAACCTCTCATCAGAAAGACCCTCTGGTCGATGGGTGTAGTGATATTGGTACCAGGTCGTTCCCCAAGTAATTGCATCTGAAGATAAGGCGTACGGCCCAGAAAGTTCACTTGCAATATGGCATAGGTCTTGGACCAGCGCTTCGCGCTGAATGAGGATATCTTTTGGAACAGAGAGGGAAGGATAGGCGACATACTTGGCCTTTTTATCAGTATAGATGAATAGACATCGGGAGGTGAATCCGCCTCCGATGATATATTCAGGGAAGTTACCCGCGATCCACGACGGAGTCGTGCAGGCAACCATGTTGATCCAGGGGTTTTCCACCACATCGTTTCCAGAGTCCTTTGTGACCTTTTTAAACGCACCTTGCTTTGAGTCCCAGAGAGTGACCAACAGGTCAATCATATCCCGATCCTCAGGATTGACCAGATTTCCGAACTCAGAGGATTCAAGCGTAAGTGCACACTGAACATGCCATTCTCCATTAACCTCAAACTGTTCGCACGAGGCTGCGAAAGCAGAGACGAGTGCCTGCCAAGTAACAACGTCAGGGCCGAAGTTGACCCCAGGCACTTTTCGTAGAAGGTCCATTGCGATTGCTACTGTTGTAGATTTGGAAACGATGCCAGGAGGGGCTACGAATATGATGTAGTGGTTTGCAAACCACTTGAAATAAGCCATGTCAATCCAGACTCGGCGGCGAAGCGCCCCTGCAATCGCTGAGACTCCAGCCCAAAAGTGCATGTGAGAGGGGGCTTCACTGAAGCCGGAATAGTTGATATAGGCCTGAAGCCAGTCATTATGGTTTCTCATAGGAGGACTTAGGCAATTAAACAGGTCCGTAGACAGTTATAGTTCTTTTCTCAGGACTTACTTCCTGGCATTCTATCTCATCAGGTTCATATTCATATGGAGCTTGATTTTGATATTCAGTAGCCCCTCGTTCAAAACGGGTTCGATAGAACTTGCCTTGATGTTTGAATATTACTTCATACACAATAACCCATCTACGATGGTCTATTATTGTTTCAGATATTTCTTCATCGAAAGCTTTTTCTGCCAAGAAATTTTTAGGGAATTTCATCTCAGCAATCTCCCCAGGAGGTTTCTGACCATTTGAATCCAACGGGTATTATCAGTGGATCATCATAAGGAATCGTGATTTGTGCAGCGGTTTTGAGCCTTGGCTTCCACTCTTCGAGCTCACTTGTGGAGGTTTGAAAGCAGAGCGAATCATGGACCTGCATCAGCACCTCCACCCCCATTGAGTCAAAGGCCTCCCAGATCTTATTGATCACATTAGACACAGTGGACTGGGGAATCCAGGCTACCGCTTCCGCCAAAATACTATCGAGTCGATCGAAAATATACCAGCGATAGCCAAATTTGTTCTCCACATATTGTCTACGGCTAATCTGATTCTCAATCCTTTTGTGCCATCGGAGGATTCCAGGGTGAGCTCCAAACCAGAGTCTTTGAGCTCGGTCAATTTCGTGAATTGTTCGGCCGGTGTGAGCTGCCATAGTGGGTGGTTTTCCGCAATAATTAGTTCCGTGGCAAAATACTTTGGCGAATTCCCGAGTGAGCTTCTTAGGCCCTCTATGATCTCGGTATCGAGGGTGGGACTCCACAAGTTCCTCGAGCGGAGGAGGTTCCTGACGGTCAAGAACAAACGCGTTAAGTAAATGGATATCCGCCCCCATTCGCATCGCGGCTTTGAGCATTTCATCTTCAGCCTCCCAAACTACTACCTGCAGGTCCGCCCGATCCAGATCCATATCGCAAAAAGTATAGCCTGGGTCAGGAACAAACATAGAGCGAAGATTAGGAAGTGCGTATGCTGCCCCAATTTCGTTGAAATTTCCCCTAGCCTTAGCCTTACCAGCTGACTTAGACTTGTCACTCGGGACGGCCTGAAGATTGGCTCCGCTTCCAAAGGCATTTTCACTAGACGAAAGGCGGTAGGTCTTAGGTGCTGATTTGCCAGACTCAGATCCCCCGATGTTATAAGCACATCGCATGCGACCATCAGTGTCGAGAGCCTTGCATAGGAAATTGGATAGGAAGATCCCGAGAGTTCGAATGTCAGATATACAATTGATGACGGGTCGAAGAAGGGGCTCTCGATGAGCAATTTTCTGCAGGGCTTCGTCGTTGAGAGTGACATGACCGGGTTTGCCTTTTTTTGCCCGAGTTTTGATAGTATCTTGGTGAAGGTCTTCGTAAAAGAGCTGCTTCATCTGCTTAGGCGAGCGAGGGTTGAGCGAGTGGCCAAGGATCTGTTTGAGAGTTTCCTCTCGGAATGAGACTTGTTCCTTTACTTCAGCTATGAGTTCATCCCGCCGGCGGGTGTCAATGCGGACTCCGCGTATCATAGTCCGCAGGACGGGATAGAACATTCGCTGTTGAGCCGCGTGAACGGCTTCGAGGCCATAGCGTTTTGACGCTTCGATCTCAACCTGAGCGACTTCGTCGGTGTAGACACAGTCTTCACAGTTATAATACCACCCTCGGTCTTCATCATTCCCGCCAGCGTTGAATTCTTTCCCTTCATTTTTCCAGTAGAAATAGTACTTACAATAAATCGAAGCTTGGTAAGCTAGGGCCTTAGGCTGATCGCTGAATAGCGAGTGCTGGGAAATTATCGTGTCCTGGGTTACTCTGGGGATGAATCTCCAGTGACGGTAGGTATATTGGCAATCGTAGAGCAGGTTCTGCCCGATGACCTGGACCAGAGGATGTGTAAGGAGGAGATAGAGAAGGTATATAATAATGGATTCTTGCTCAAGATCCCAGTAACCTTTAGGGTCAGCCCTGGACATGAACGGAATACAGAGTGCTTCAAGAGGATTCCATGAGATTCCAGCGCACGCAATATGGCCTACTCGAGTTTCGAGATCGAAACTGATTCGTAGGGATTCACCAGAGGTGAGTCGATCTATAAGCCGATGGAGGATAGAGTAACAGAGCTCAAATGTCGGGCGGATATGGAAGTTCCAGAGAGGCTTGGGATATGGTGAGCCGTCGCGGAACTGGACGGCCCGGCGAAGGTCGTTGATGACCGCCGGGCGAAAGGACCATTCGCGAAGAACCGCGGCGGGATGGATAGTGGGGATGAGCTTGTATTTTTTACTCCCAACAAGACAGGTCATCATCGATCCCCGCCAGTCAGTTATCCCCCACTGACCAGTAAGAGCCCAGAGAGGAGTATTGCCGAGGGCGATGATAATGTTAGGGTTGAGCTGGGAGATCTCTTGGTAGAGAAGGTATAGTCCTTGGTGAAAGGTTGGTGAGATGTGTCGGTTGTGGAAGGGGGTGAAGCCTGGAGGAACCTTGGTCTTGTTTTCATAGATATGAAGTGACATGTCATCGTATGGAGGATGCTCCCGCACGACGTTGGTGAGGAAACATTCGCCCTTGGTCCAGTCCATTCCATAGCGATTGAGCTGGGAGTACCAGACCTGTTGGCCAGGAATGATACCAGACTTGCTTAGCATCTTGCCAAGTTCCATACCAGAGGCACCGACGAAGGACTGGCCGATAAGGTCCTCACCAGCTCCGGGAGCTTCGCCCACGATCATGATCTTAGCATTTCTCGGGCCAACCGGCGGGACGAGGTTAGGCATGGGAGTGGGTCCTGAGCCAGATGAGCATCTGTCTTGATGCCTCGGCGTCGGTAACGACTTTAGCCTCCCGGCGGAGGCGATAGAGTTGTTGGCGAAGCACCTTGCACTCTAAGCACTCCCCCTTTGCATTCCGCCGGGAGTGCTTTTTACACTTGTTGAATGGAGTCATTTCAGCTCCTTCAGCCGCCGCACAGCGATACCATAGGCGCTCTGGTTCTTTTCCACACCTGTAGCGAAGATTTTTAGCGAATGTGCTGCGGGGAATATTGTCCCTGTCCCGGCGAAAGGATCCAGAACCCGGTCGCCAGGGTTGCAGCTTCGACGAAGGAGGTCAGTATAGAGTGCAACCGGCTTCTGCGCCGGATGATTAAGATTCGGATCTGAGGGCCAGGTGAGCACATCTGGTGCAAGGGCTCGGCAGGGTCGATCTCCTTTGGTGGCGTAGAGAATTGCTTGCCACTTGCGCTGGGGGCCAGAATGTGGCCAGGGAGCGCGTTGACCACTAGGGTTGACCCAAATGAGAGGGGTTCTAAAGGGTTTTAGTCCTGAACTCTGAGCGATGTGCTTCAGCCAGGGAAACCAATCAATATCACAGAACCAATAGAGATGTGATATAGGTTTCATAGAGATAGAAACCATATCTATCCATTTGGGGGCTGAGGCCTTAAACATCTCTGGCTGATCATCGTAGAAATGCGCCCCCTGCGCCAGCCCATCGGAGTCTCCAAAGTCCTGCGCCCCTATCCCATAAGGCGGATCGGTAAGGACGCAGTCGAATGACTCTGGCTCCCAAGAATTGCATTTGTCCAGGCAATCTCCAAGGAGTAGAACATGACTCGCTGAGCTGAATGTCGCGCCTATTTCCTTCGCAAGGTCCTCAGCTTTTTGCAGATCCTCTTCCCGCTTAAGGATCTTAAAAGCCTCGTCGACGTTCTTAGCCTTGGAGATGAGAGGATTATCCAGGTTCCTAGAGACAATAAGTTCTTTCCTAACTGCGTCATGTGCCGCGCCAGGCTGCATATCTGGTCTGGATTCTTTTGCAATGACGGCAATTGTAGGAGCTGGACGGTTATCGCGTTGACTCTCAAGTCGCATGAGTTCAGCCAGTTGTGAAACTGCTCGGACTCGGTCTTGCCAAGAGAGGTCCCGCCGGCGAATGTTCTCGTCGAGCTCGGCGCGGAAGGTGGTGATGTGATCGAGCTCGCCAAGGAAGTTAACTGGGACGTGGTTGATGGGAAGTTCTTCTTGACCATATTTGAGCTTCCTTCCCATCTGCCACATGAGATCGATGGCTTTGAGTCGGCATTCGCCGGCGACCAAGGTGAACCAATCGAACGAAGGATCGCGGGAGGCTGTTTCTTTATCATTGGCTCCGCGGACGATTGGGGGGTGGAATAGTCCATTGTCGGTGATGGAGTCAGCGAGCTCTACGATATACTCTGGGTCGAGATTGATGCGCTGGCGGTGGGGAGGAATGATGATGGAGCTGAAGTTAATGACATGATGGGTCATGGATAAATAGCCTCTTGTAGAATTCTAATTAGCTTCACTGCTGTATCAGGGCCTAAGGATATCTCCTCTCCATCGTCATTGGGAATTATGATAAAGGTGTTATACGTCATTCTGCGGCCCTCGTGAGTCCAATCGTCTCAGGAAACTTCTTTGCCTCCTCAAGGCCACGCGCGTAGCCCTTCTCCTCCTCACGTCGAAGAGCTACAATATGGTCTGCTTGCAATCGCTGGATCTCGCGATGTAACTTAGTATCCTCGCTCTGGTACCGGGCGCACAGATTCTGCATAGCGCGAAACGCACGGGCGTCGATAGTGCAAGCGGGCTGCTTGATTGGGCTGTCGCCGAAGTGATGGCGTGCCGCCTGCTGCCCTCTGAACGTTGGGGCGAAATGCTCACCGCAGTGAAAGCACGTCCAACCGCGCTCCGGCACCTTGTTTAATTTCTGTTCAGTGGTCATGTCGAATTACCTCGTCAAGTCTATTCAAAGTGAATATCCTCAGGTCACTCCCGGCGGTGTAGCTGGCCATGTCACAGCTCTTTGGACTCACCGCCGGGCGATACCTATCTCAGGGAACTAGTGGGCTTATGGGGTTATGGAGGGCTCCATCCTTGCTAGCTATAGGATTCGTTTAAGCCTTCGTCACCGACCCGACCTGATCGTAGATCTCCTGCGTAGCCTTGTCCACCCGGTGGGAGATCTTGATCTTCACCCGCCGGCCCTGGAGCATGCGGAAGGTGAATGGCTGCCCGGCCGTGTTGAGATCGGTTGCTTCGCGCCACTTGCGCATCTTGTTGTTCTTCCCTGGAGCAAGATCAATAGTCTCCGCCGGGGTGAGATCGAGGAAAAGGTTGTCGGTCATGGTGAGCTTTTCGATCCCGCCCTGTTGCTGCATCACCTCGGGGTAGAGAGTGAGATCGATCTCGACAGGGATATCGATGACCTTGGAGGTTTTCTCCATCCCTGTGGTTTGGTCGGTGGACTTAACCTCACGGCCCTTGGGCTCTCCAACAGTACCAAGGAGTTCAATCCCGGCGGGAAGTGGCGGGCGGCGGGTTGAGGCTTCGGTTATGGCGGCGTCGAGGAAACCAGAGAATGAGAAGTCAGACATTTGGTTGTGCTCCGTGGAAAAAGCTTCGTTGGTTAGAATGGGAGGTCATCATCGATGGTTATTGAGGTTTCTGGTAGTTTTGGTTCCTGAAGGCCATAACTGTCGTTATGATATAGATCAGTATATACCTGTAGTGGTTTAGGCGATCTTGAGGGTTCTTTTGGTAGCTCCTTGTCTGTATCAATACTAATGCCGAAAATAACGCCGCTTTCAAGTGGCCACTCAGCCTTGATACTATCTCTTGGGATATCTTCATAACCTAGCGAAGTGAGAATTATATCGAGCACTTCAGCGCTGGATAGTTCAATATTCAGTTTCACTTCTTTACCCCTTGTACAAATTCGCCGCCACGGGAATGCCACTTGGCCATTATGGCTGTGAATGTCGGCGGGATGCCATCGGCCCAGGGGAGGTTGCGGGCCTTGAGATCACACTGGGAATTCGCTGTGGACCAAGAGAACTTTCCCCCCTCTCGGACGGAGAGGATCACGTCGCTGAACATAGGAGAGAGCTTTGGAGCCAGCTTCCGCCCGAGGGTGGAGGTCATGAGCTTGACACCACCTGATACCTCATCCAGCTCCCTCTCTATATGTGCGGTGAGGATGAAGTGGCATTTGAGCCCGTCGGTGCACTGTTTGATGAATTTCTCCAAGAGATCCATCGCGGCTCCCCACTCTGGCTGAGTACGAACGGCCTTGTTCCCTATCACAATGCTGAATACAATGGGGTTGATGCCGCTGAGCGAGTCGATACAGAATACCCGGTCGGGACCCCAGGTGTCAACTGGGGAGAAGGTCTTGCCACAATGATCACACTTCGGCGCTGAGAGGGATTTGAGAAAGGTTTCGAAGTGATTATTCTTCATCTTATCTGGGTCGGTCATCTTCATCAGCGCGTCGAGAGTGTAGGTGTTGAGCTGATTCGCCGCCTTGGCGAGGATGTCAAAGCCCCCGACGGGGCGGTTCATTATGGACCAGTGAACGTTAGAAGGAATCGACCGGCCATAGTCGGTCCATCCGCCGAGGAAGGTTTCGAGCCCCTGCTCGGTGAAGGAGACGAAGACCTCGGGTACTCGCTCCGCGAGGGTGCAGAGGGCAGTAGTCTTTCCTGTCCCGCCGGGGCCTTGGAGGAGAATCTTAACTCCGGGGAGAAGTGAAAGCTTGTCGCTCGTTGTGAGCTGGGCTTGGACTGGAGGCCGTTGTAAATCGCTGTTGGTTATATGTACGTTCATAGTGTTTGATATGAAGCTTTAGCTCTCGTAGAATGAGATAGTGAGGAAGGTCGTTTAGTAGATCCCAGTCGGTTCCCTGGCGTGTTGTGTCGTAGATGAGGGATCCAGGGATGTTTCTCTCATCATCTGGCGGACATGAAACACATGGAACCGAATGTACCGCGAACCGACGTTCTCCGCAATCAAGTTTTGCCCAGGGAATTAGACAGAAGGGGCAGGTCTTTAGCCATTGATGGCGGGGGAACTCAGCACCGTCGGCGGGCTCGCGGAGATTAAGGTATGGATCTTCGGTAAGGATGGATACATCAAAGATTGTAAGAATAGCTTTCTTCATTTATCTGGCTTCTTTAGCTTCTCAGCTATCCAATGAAATAATCCCCCGCCGTTCAGCATTGCATGGAGCTGCATCCCGGCGAGGAATAAGAGGGCGTTTCCAATAATCTCCTTTATCGTATGAGCTTTCTCTCCTCTCTCAAAATTGGATTCCAATGACGCCGCTCGAACCCAGTTTCGAGATAGGATTGAGGATTCTGGCTCAGGCAGACATCTCTAAAACTACATCCGCCATAGTCAGCACAGGCATGATCGAGATTATGGCGCCAGGAATGATGTTTGCCCTTTTGTTCCTTAGCCCAGCAGAGCTTGATATCTTCTATCCATCCAAGTAGCTCATTATACCACCGGTCGATCTGCCATTCAGGGCGGTAGGTAACGGGTTGGAGAGTGTCGTATTTAGTCTTGAGTATTGAAACCCCGCGGATGAGGAAGCCGTCGACCTTGATCCCTGCTTCACGAAGTCCCCAACAGTATCCCGTGAACTGTGCCCGGGTGTCCCACTGTTTGCCCCAGGACGAACCCAGTTGTGTTGTGGTTTTGTCATCGAGACCGAAGGTCCCGCCAGCGAAGGCCCCAACTGCGTCCATTCTACCACAGTAGAGAAGTGGATTTCCAGTCTCTGGATGATCGATCGGGAGAGGATGGCAGAAAGAGATCTCAATTCCTCTTCGTCCTGAGGGGAGAGTGATAGGAATGAATGTGTCGTGGTCTAGAGGGTAGTTAGTGAAGTAGAACTCGAGAGCCCCTGCCATTCGTTCGGCACTTTTAGCTGAGTCGGGCGGGTAGGAAAAGGGTCCGTAGGCGGCCAGTAGAGCCTGGAGTCCCACCGCAATTGCGGTGTCAGAGTTTCCAGGCTCGCAGCGCTGAGGTGTCCAAATTAGTTTGGGAGTGCCATGGGCGGTGAGAGCTCCTGAAGGATCTGGGAGGGCCATTTCATACTCGCCGGAGTAAAAGGCCTTCCGAGCCATTTCGAGGCCTTTGGCATAGGCGCTGCCGGCGTGGATATGGACAGAGGGTTCCTTTGCCTTCCACTCGGCTCCAGGCATGTAAGCCAAGCGGAATCGGGCGGGACAGGACTTGAAGTCTGAGAGCATTGAAGAGTCGAAGACCTCAGGGAATGTAAGCATTGCCGACTGTATTGGTGATGATATTGTTACCATGTAGATAGTGCTCAGTGTTTGTGAGTTGACTCTGGCGTTCGGCGCTTTAGCTGTTGGTGAAAGGCTTTGAGGGTTTGTCGCATTGCGGATGAGATTTCAGAGAGGTTGTTCTCGTCATTATTAGGCTTGTATCCATCGACGATGATAGCCGCGATGACGACTATCAGGTCCTGAAGCGCCTCGTCGAGATTGTAGGTAGTGTGGGATTCTAAGAACTTTCTTACCGCCTCGCTTACAACGCAGTGGAGGCAGTGCTCAGCTTCTAGATATTTGGTGTCCTTTGTCATTCTGAGCTCTCAGGTGAGTTATTCCACTCTTCCCAATCGACCATCAAGCGGTCGGCGAAGAAATGCGGGCCGCAGAGGCCAGTTGAGTGGATGATATTAGGAGTTTCTTGAATCCCCACTACCGGGGAGGTACCACAGCGGCGGCATTCGAGGCCGAAGATGGGGAGATAGGTTTGCACTAGGTGTTCTCCTTAGAGATTTTCTCCCACTCTTCTTTAGACTTTTCGTTTAAGAAATTGCTGAGGGCAGATTGTAGCCATTTAGCTTTGTGGTTTATATCAATAGCGTTTTTGTTAGCCTCCTGATACTCTTGTATACTCTCGGCTAAGACAACGATTTGTTTAGCTTGGGCAGGGGTAAATAAATTATCCTCGTAACATAGCCGGAGGAATTCTATTGCATCTGAAAGAACTATGTTCACAGACCCAGCTCCCCGAGCATCTCATCAGCGCTCTTCACAGGGCCCTTGGCCCGCTTTCCGCCTTTGGCTCCCTCGGCCGCCTGGGCAGCGTACCGCCCCTCACGAAGATAACGAATGGCCTCCCTAGCCTCATCCAGTGTCATCGTACCGGCAGCAGCACGCTGGCGGAGGTTGGAGAGCTTGGCTTGGATCTCTGGGGACTGCGTGGACATCTTAGGGGCTCCGAAAGGACAGGTGGGCGGGCGGTTACCCGGGGATCATACCTAATTGATCCCCGGGTGTTAATAAAGCTATCTACCAGCTCTCAATCACTCTCATCATCATCTCTATTGTGATCGTGATCTTGATCGTCGTCGTTTGGCATTGTGGCCAGGAGTGAATCAACCTGTTGTGTGATCTGGGCGGTGAGGTCTTTGAGATACTTAATCCCGCCGAGAGGAATGGGGGTTGAGAGGTGTAGTTTTTTGAGCTTCCTCGCGCTCTCTTCCAGAGATTCGATCAGATCAGGGATTATGGTGCCTAGATTGGGCATTTATTGCTCCTTTGTCTATTGAATGTGGAGGATTGTACGTCTCAAGTATTTTGAATACTTCGGATGAAGTCCTGAATTATCTTTCGAGCGGGAAGGCTTGCAACTGGATTCAGCTTGTACATGATGTCTGCGGCTTTGCGCAGGATATCGGTTGTGGCTAAGGAAGTTTCTATCCTAAGCTCGATGTCTTTAGCCTGCCAACCTCGGGCGAAGAAATCCCTCATGAGTTCGAGGATGAAGGCCTGATAGGCTCCCTTTGGAACTCGACCTTCGAGCGGAGACATGAGGTGAAGGTCGAGCTTGGCTCGAAGGTCTTCGGGGATAGAGGTTTCGAGACGAGTCGGGCGGATGATAAGAGGGCGGCCGGTCATTTTAACACCTTTTACCAGTCTCTCAGACCAAGTTCCTCCAGCATCCCCTCCACGTCCGGCTTAGGGGTGAAGCTCAGCCGGCGGTTTCGTTCGACAACAGTTCGGATGAGTTCTATATTAGAGGGAAGGGATTTGATGACCTCCATTTCGAGAAGGGATTCTCTTGGTGAGGGTTCTTTCCACTGGGGAATGTGTTCAACTACCTGGGGGGTGGCTGTGAGCTCGGCCTCCGGATTGAGATGTGTGAGCCGCCGGGCATGGACACGCTTACAGGTTGTTTCCTGAAACATTCCAAGGAACTCTCCGTTGACCATGAGGGCTACGATCGGTCCGGCGGACCACTTGTAATTAGCCTGTTTTGGGATGAGGGTTTTTTCGACTCTTAGGGGGGATGGAGCTTGAGGAGTGGCCTGTGCTCGCTGAGTCTCTCGCTTTGCGAGCCATGCTTCTCGCTTTGCGTCGGTGAGGAGCTGATCGAGGTCGAGGAGGGAATGGGGCTGAGTGGTCATAGGAGTGAGTCTCCAAGGATGTGATGTTGTTGGGTTACTTATCTAGGGTAAAGATGCTCTCGCACTTTGGGCACTGGACTGAGCTATTTTTGTGAATCAGCTCATGAGGTTAGCCGGTATATTTGTCGAGCCGATTGATGAGCTTCATCACCTCTGCGAGTCCAGAGGTCCAGACCCTTGGATCGGTAAACATCTCGCCGTCCTTAGGGAACTGGCCAAAGGCGCCCTTGGCGGCGAAGTCGATTGTGCTGAGCTGGGAATCTCGCTGGTTGAGAAGGTCTCTCAGGCGGGAGATAGTTCTCCAGGGCCAGAAGTTCTCCAGCCAAGAGTGTGGCTGCCATCTAGGGCTGATGGAGTCTTCTCGACTGATCGGTGTTATCATTTTGGTGGTCCTTTCTTGGAAGTTTCTGTATAGGGAATTCATGGGAATGGAATGGAGCCTTTGGATAAAGTCGCCGCCTAGATATCCCCCTCAACCGCCAGGCGGGCGGGAGGGCTCCACCATCGGGCGAGCTCGCTCTGCGAAGGCTGGCGGAGCCAGTATGGAGGCTGGCACTTACAGCCGAGGAGGTGCTGGCACCCTGGCTGGATCCGACGGGGTTTGGAATAGGAATTATATTCTTGAATATCTGTTATCATAGAACCGACTCCGGCGGTGACCGGCGACATCACTCGCTCGGCGGAGGCAAGCCTCGGAATGAATTTCGAGGATGGAAGTGGTTCCAGGGATGTGTTTTCAACAGGGTTATAAGCAGCATGGTGAAAAATACTGCAAAGCAGCTCAAACCCAGAACCCTATGCCAGGTCATTTGGATTCTCTTCGAGAGAGGGAGATCTTCGCTCCCTTCTTCCCACACTCCCGGGCGAACTCGGGGTTGGTGGAGAAAGTTCTGCTTTCCGGGCGGGAGACAAGACCGCCCGGGCGGCCGGCCGCAAGGGCGGTCTCAGGATTTTGGTAAAAGCTTCGCTTATGCCCCTGAACCGCCCGTCCGCCCTTTTTCCCTGCTTTTGAAGCCAGCTCGCGGTTGAGAGAAAAGCTTCGCTTTTCATTCGGGACGGAGCGTCCGCCGAGGGAGGCGATTTCGCGCTGCCTTTCGGGGGGAAGAGTGTTAAAGCCTCGACGGCGGATGGGAGGTGAGGAGTCGGGCATAGGGAAGTGTCCTTGTGGGGGATGGCGGTGCGCCACCCGGGTATCATCGGCCAATCATACCCGTATGTCAACAAAGCAATCACGAAGCAATCTATGTTCTAGATCAAAAGAAAAGGCCAGGGGTTTAGTCCTGGCCTCTTCCCGCCGGGATGACGTCGCTGGGAGACTCACTTCACAACGATGTCGGTCCGACTCGCCCCTTGGGGCTATTGGTCCTACCAGCAGCTGAGATCACAATACTCTGGAGGAGTGTATGAAGGGATCGGAGCCGCCGGCGGCTGGGTGGTGAATAACATGGCTAAGAGCAAAATTGCGTGGGTCATTTAGGGTCCTTTGGTTGGTAAAATATTGGCTACAGTACTACTACTAAGGCAGGGAGGGAGCCAGGAGTACTTCTGAAATACTCCCCTGTCAGCTCTGGCTCCCGCCCTGTCGAGGGCTCAGCCCAAGCCCACCGATGCCAGAAGCGCGTCGGTATTGACGTGGGAGTTCTTCGCCGCCTTCTCCGCCTCGATCCGGTCGATCGTCGGCTTGATCTTTGAACTTGCCCGTAGGGCGAGCTTTTCCTTTGGTGATTTTGCCTTGAGAAAGGCCTTCATCTCCTCAACGGACTTGCCGGTGAGCTCCACTAGGGCCTTGAGCAGGACACTCGTTCCTGACATCCCTCCACCCTCACGAACCATCGACCACTCGCCTTTATTCAGCTGGTCGATGAGCTCTTCAACCTCCAGAACCATATCATCAACATCCTCAATCCCCGCGGTCTCGTCGCCGAGCTTTTGCTCAGCTCCATGGAGGGCAAACTGGGTAAAGAGGCTCTCGGGGAGGATGAAATTCAGCACCCGCCCGTTGCGGAAGTTCAGCCGGACGAAGGCTGGAATGGTCTCGCCGAGGTCGTTCTGGCGAGGGAGGAAGGACTCTTTGAGCATCCGCCGGGCGCCGACGAACTCGACATTCCGACCGTCTTCCATTGTGATGACCTCAACTTCGCGGGTCTTCTTAGCCTTCGCCGGTAGGCCGACCGGCGGCTCAAAAGACCCGTTGGATGGCTCGATCTGCGCTTGTGGATGGGGCTGTCCGGTGTAGCCGGCGGCGTGGATTTGAGCGCTGTGAGCGCTGTGAGCGCTGTGAGCGCTGTGAAACTCGTTCATTTTCTGGTCTCCTAAGTACTTAGTTTATTCAGCCTATCGACACATGTCGATTGGGGGGTGGAGTCTAGTCCACCCCCATGGGGTTGTCAATCAAGGATTTAAAAGGCTTTCTGATCTGTAATATGGGCTATTTCGCCTCGGACGATTCTATCCCCCTTGGGCGCATCTATTCCAATTCGAATGTCTTTGTCATTGACACTTGAAACGACAGTGATGATTATCTCATGCTCCGTCCCAGGGTTGATGATGATCTGGCTCTTGAGAGAGCTGTGTCGGCTGCTTAGCGGCCGGCGGGTTAGGATAAGCATTTTTAATCCCCGTCGAAGACGAAGAATTGAATATTACCAGCTCCACGGTCATCCCAAATTATAATAGTCTTCATAACTGATCTCCATTGCGAATGTTGGCTTAAGCCTCTTCGAATATCCGCTCTATCGCGCGCTTTAAACCCAACCGGGCACTGAATCTCCGGCCGTGGATATAAAGCTCATTTGACCCATCTCTGGAATAAAAGCGCACTTTGTTAATTTTCCATATGGGGGTAGAGGTTTCCATATGAATGTTATTGGGTTGCGCCGAAGGTAAGGCGGTCGGCCGCCCGGGTGATCCCGACGTACATGAGGTTCTCCTCCTGCTCTACCTGCTCTAGACTCCTTGCGAAAATCGCTGGGATGAGATCCGGGCGGAGGATATAGACCCGAGGGTGCTCCAGCCCCTTGGCCTTATGAATCGTGCTGAAAATCGTCCCGTTTTGGGATTCGCCAAGGCGCTTGAGCATCGAGAGCATGTCTTCAACCTTGGTGAATTCACTCGCTACCTCCCGGGCGGTTTCATAGCGATCTTGGAGATAATGAAGCTTAGCCATGAATCCCTCCTCCCTCGCCTCCGTGCTCTTTCGAGCGAACCAGCTATCGAGCTTTGGAATGAGCTCCGAAGTCATCTGTAACTTAAACCCCCTTATCCAGTTGGTGAAATTATCGAGGAAGTTCGTCCGAACCTGACAGGGACGCTTCGCCCGGATATAGCTCAGAATGACCTTAAACATTGGTGCGTTGTTTCGACAGAGGACCATTTGGTCGCCGAAATCTGAGGGGGCGAAGTTATCAGGAGGGGTAATCACCACCTCGCCCTTGGGCGCTCCCTCTCTGGCTGTGATCTCGGGGCAGTATTTCTGTGCCCACTCCACTACGCTTTTCGGACAGCGGTAGGTGATGCTGAGCGGGAGCTCGGTCATCGCAAAGCGAGAGCCGAGAATGCCCATGGAGTTGCTCAGCGCGCCTCTAAATCCATAGATCGCCTGTCGCCGGTCCCCGACCGCGATCAGGCGGGCGCCCTTATTCACTAACTTGGTGATGAAAAGGTGCTGGATTTCGTTCAGATCTTGAGCCTCGTCGATGATGAGATTGCTGAAATGGGGGAACTCCCACTTGTGGTATAGCGGTCCATAGATCTGATCATCGAAATCAAAGATGTCGGTCCGCCCGACGGCTTGGATAAACACCCGGCGAGCGAGATCAGAGATCTCTTCCTCCCTCCCCATCGGAAGGTCGAGGGAGAACTGGTCTGAGAGTTCGAGGAACTGCTCCACCTTGAGTGGATTATGATCCAACCCTAGTCCATGGGCCTTGCCCAACCCGACCAGGCGGGAGATGAGTCCCGAGAATTCTTTAAAGACCTGTGACCCCTCCCCAATCAGGGATTTGAGAATGAGATAGCTCTTCTTCGGCTCGAGTTTCGCCTCTCTGAGATATTTAAACCAAAGTCTATGTCCGAGGGAATTGATCGTCCTGACGATCTGTTTACTCAGCCCGGTCTTGACCCTCAGGGCCTCGGCAATATCAGCATTAAAGGCGAGGAAGAGGTAGGAACCTGAGAGATGATTGAGTGATTCGATAATCGTTGTGGTCTTTCCACTCCCTGCGACCGCCTGGATTAGAAGATTATCATTTCTCTCCCGAGCGAAGCTAAAGATCTCCTCCTGAAGTCTTGACCACTTTGTCATTGTCGTCCTGGTCATGGAGGCTATTGGCTCATCTATCAGGTTCATTTATATATTTCCTTCAGCTTCTCAAGAAAGAGTTCGAGATTTCGCTTGGCTTCTCTAAAGCCAGCTATGTAAAACTCCCTATCGTCCTTGTCTTGACACTCAGCCCATGAAAGAGCCTTGGCAAAGGTTTGGATTAGTTCCCCCAGCTTGCTCCAATCCGGAGCGCTTTTATTGGCCCAATTCATAGCTCGATCCGCGAGCCAGAGTCCAGCTCTTTGAACTTCTTCATCACTATATCCCTGAGGATTTTTGGTGATGAAGACGGAGAGATTGAGGTCCAGTTCTATATATCTCACAGCGTCTTGTCCTCTTTGAGATATCTGATCAGCCCATTGAACTCGTTGATTGCGTGGCCCTTGACCTTTAGGATCCCGGCGGCCCGCCACTCCGCCTTCCCCATTCTCACCATATGCTCTGCGACGATGAGACAGGTGTTGCTGGAGAGACAAAAGGTCTGATCAGGAATGAGCGAGGGAGGGGAATGACATTTGAATCCTTCCCTTCCCTCGCTCGCCCGGCGCACTCTGGACTGAGCACATAAGATCCATTACATACCTCGCGGCGTGTTGCACCACAATTCCTACAGATCTGCTCTCCATTCACCAAGTGTTCTGAAGTAAAAACATGTCTCATCTGTTTCTCCCCTTTCTCACTAAGCCCATTTATCAGACCGAGGGCAGAGCCACTGCCCTCGGTCTCAGATCTCTCAGTCATTACAAACCGGATCCCTCACACATCGGCCAAGGACCAGACATCTCTCCCGTGATGAGCATGAAGGCTGTCCTATTGCCCTCTCTCCTCTCACCCACTTTTCCACATTCACAACCATATATATCAAATCCTCTAAATCCTTCTCACTCAGATAGTCCTTATTCAACTCCACCTTGGTCTCCTTATCCTCCCCGATCTCAATAACTAGTAAAAGGGCCTTTATCATTGCCAGATGATTAATTTTCGCCATGGGAGTTATTTCTTCGCTATTTCCGATCCATTCTCACTCGTATCCTCCACACACTTCCATTTCTCATCCCACTGGGTGATGAGATTCGCTCCCTGAGCCTCGCACTGCGCTTCGCGCTCAAAATGTTTCATCACCAACATCCCCTGCGCCGCGTCCTGCAGCCCTGATCCCATTCCACTATTCAGCCAAATGATTAAAAGCCATTTCATAACTTATCCTTTGCTCGCTTTGCGAGCCAACTGAGCTTTTCTCTCCTCGCACACTCAACACAGTTAGAGGTTGAAACATACCTAACCCTATGTCCGAAGGAACATTTCCTTCCAACGTACTTAACCCCTCCTCTCGCCTAGGCTAGGCTCTTTGCCCTGATTGCTTCACTTCTAGAGAATATTATAGCTTTCTCAACCCTTCGTTGGATAGGGAATCGGGCACTTTGGCCCGAAGTCTGGGGGAGATTCTCCCCCTTCGGGCGGCTCAATGGTGGTCGGGGATTGAGGCCTTGCTATCCCCTTCGAGATTCTCACCAACTCCTCTAGCAGATCCCTATCCCTCCCCTGCTCTCTAAGCCCTTCGGTCCTCAGCTCACTTTCCCCCAAAGTCTTTCCTCTTAAAACCTCCTGCCACGCTTCCCTTCTGACAATCTTTCCAATCTGCGCCGCACCAACCTCGAACTCGCGGCTCAGCCTCCCCTGGCTCCACCCCTCTTCATGATAGAGGTGGAAGATTTCCAGAACCTGCTCCCCAGAGAGCTTCGCCGCCCGGCGGTTGTGGGCTTTAAACTTCGTCACGAGCTAAAACCCTGCCACACGCGTGCGCGGCTTCCACCGTTCCCATTTCCCTCTCCCAGATCCTCGCTATCACATATTGCCCAGTCCTATGTGGTGCGTTGATCCAAGCTAATGCGGTCTCTTCATCTGTAAACGGCCCTATCACCTCCCCATCCATTCTTGTTTCGATGATATAAGTCTTGGTTGATATAGCTGCTGTCTTATTACTTTTCATCGAGACCGCCTTCGCTCTCCGTCAGTACTAACCACTCACAACCATAGGCTTTCATATCAACCAGGATTTGCACGACATCTTCCGCGAAGGCGGTCAACTGTTGATCTGTGGCGCAGGCAGCTGAGGTGGCAACATTGGCAACATTGGCTGCATAGGCTGCATTGGCAACATTAGCTGCATCGGCGGCTGCATAGGCAACATCGGCAACATTGGCTGCATAGGCGGCTGCATAGGCTGCATCGGCTGCATAGGCTGCTGCATCGGCGGCTGAGGCAGCGTAGTCAGCTGAGGCATCGGCTACATAGGCAGCGTAGTCAGCTGAGGCGTCGGCTGCATCGGCTGCATAGGCAGCTGAGGTATAGGCGGCTGAGGTATAGGCGGCTGAGACATAGGCAGCTGAGGCATAGGCGGCAGTGCAAGCTTCCTCAGCATTTTCCCGAGTTGGCTCTAGCTCGCATGCCAGAGCGGCTTTGAGCATGGCGTCCTTTTTCTGTTCATTTCTACAAATGCTGGCCGCCGCCCGGAGAGCGATTGGAACCTGGGTCTGGATTGCAAGCCGCGCAATGCGCTGCACGAACTCCTTCTCATCTAACGTGCCAGCCGAGCCGAGCTGGGCAAGAGCTAGACGACGCAGCCCCTTGGATCGCGCCATATTGGATGACCAGCGCGCATCGTTCAAACGAATCTTGAGACGGCGCAGAGATGGGGCGACGCAGGTTGGTTGGTCTCCATGTGGCAGGCCCATGGCGTAACACACCGCGGCCTCGACACACATCTTGCCGGGGATCGGCTCGCCTATGCTGGAGACCAGGCCAGCGTCAACCACCTGAAGAACCTTGCGTGCGACAGTGATATCAATTTCCATCATTGTTTCCTCTGTGAAAATAAGATCGGATCGGCCAAACGTACGTCATTCTCTCCTCGGGCGGCGGTCCATCGATCATATCGCCAAACCCACCCCCGGTCAATCAAGTATTGGCAAAGCAATATGGTCATCTTCATCCCACATTACGAACTACGAGACTCTCGCATTCCGTTCCCGGGAACATTCCCTTGCGTCCCTGAGAGTTTGTGTGTGTTGTAGTGTAGTAGATAAAAAAAATATTATGACTACACTACACACTCCCTCAGGGGACGGATCTCTCAGTGGGAACGGACCTAAGGGGCCAAGGCATTATACCCGGGGGACATCCCCGGGAACATTTTGGGGGCCCCCCGTAGATCGGAATGGGGGATGATGAAGATGACATGCCTAGTCTCCCTCATTCCTTTGACCTTTCTCAGCGCCTGGCGATCTCAGTCCCGCAGCCCCTTTTCTTCCTCCCCTGAGAGTCCCAGCTCACTGAGCATTTCCTCAGGATCGATCTTGCTCGCCCCCTCAGCCCGAATTTCATCAGCAAAAGGCTTCAATTTCGCTGAGTTCAGCAAGACCTTAACATCTCCCCCAGTTTTCCCTTTCACCCAGCCTTCAACATCATCCATCTTCGCCCCTGCGCGTTTCAACACCCTAATCAGCAGACCTTTCTCCCCGCCTATCCCATTCCCTTCACTTCTCCCCGGACTCCATTCCTCAGCTCCGGAGTTATACCATTCACAGAGCTCTGCCATGGCGTCAAACTTGTCTTTCGAACTCGCAGGCTTACCTGTTTCCCTACTCCGAGAGAGTGCGGCGGCATCGCGAATTCGCTGAATCATTCCATGAGTCAGCCCTGCTCTCGCATTCGCCTCGCTTAAGAGCTTGAGATCCAGCGTTAATTCCCCAATCTCCTCAACCTTGAAAATGATACAATCGCTAAAAATCTTGTGTGAAATCACGCCGTTGGCTCGCTTTTTGCCTTCGCTAGTCATTTTAGTTTCCTTTGATTTGAACCGTGTTCTGTTGTTACCCGAGGATGAGGCCCTGTGGGTGATCATACCCGGGCATTATCTCTCAGTCAACTCTCGTTACTTAACCTCGTGAACCTTCCTCATTACCCGGGGATTATACCATGATCGTTCCCGGGTATCAACCAAAACTCACTCCCAAACCTTTAATCTCCTCAGCCTAAAGCTCCACTCCGTCGAGAGGCGTTCCGCCCGGGCTAACTTCGCCGCCCGTCTCGCCCGGGCGAGCTCACCCAGCACTGCCATAACCAATTGAGTCTTAACCTTCTCCATCTCCCTCTCCTATTATGTTTGTACCCCAAGCCGGCCGCCCGGTACACACATCCCATCACAGCCGCCATGCGTTACTCAAGCAACCTCGTTACGAGTTTCACCCTGCACGAGCAACATTGTTGCTTTCTCCGTTCCCGCCTTATGTTATATCCAGCCCCAGCACAAAGCGTACCATTGAACATAAGGCCGGGAGGGGTAAACTTGGAACTCGCCCACACCCACCCTAATGCTCCTCTCCGGGCTCACAGTTCTGTGATCTTACCCGGGCATCTCCTCAGCCCTCCAGCTATTCAATCGCTTTTGGATTTTAGGGTTAAAGGGCTTGACAAGGAGGGAGGAAGGGGGTATGGTTGGCCGGCCGCCCGCGAACCCCCACTGGATAGTCCCTGGAGAACCCAATGCCCTTGGCAAATAGCCCTCAGACTCTGGTAAATACCCCCGACGTTCCGATGGAACAAACGGCCGCCTTACTAACAGGCGCCACGCCGACCGGCTCCGCCGGTGGGTCATCGAGTCAAGCAGAGCCAGCTCCAGCCAAGGTTGATAGCTCGGCCTTGGGCAAGCCGATGGATATTGAATCCCTAGCGGAGTCCATCCTGACCGGAGCCTATGCCACGTTTGAGTCGAGGATTCAGGGGCTGGAGCACGATCTCGCCGCGGCGAAGAGGGCCCTAGCCTCTCTGGGGAAAGTCACGCATTCAGGGCAAGGCCATGGAGGATGGTTTAGAAAGTGGCTGGATGCGACCTTTGGGGCGGAGCCCGAGCCGGCGGTGCCGGAGGGAGAGGTGCCCTCATCGCCCGCCGGTCCGATGGCTCAATCTGTAATGTCTGGCTCTCAACTATCTGAGAGCCTCCAGGCTCCGCCTGGCGGTCGGCCATCTCCATCTGAGGGTTCAAAGTGATCCCTCCAACCGTCGGTCGGGTGGTTTGGTTCACTCCCGCCCGGGCGAATGATAATCGAGTGGATATCCGCCAGACTCTTCCCTCCCTCGTTGCCTATGTGCATAACGATCGGCTGGTGAACCTTGCCGTCTTCGACCAAACCGGCAACCCGGCGGGAGGTCATTCGCAGGTAGTTTTACTTCAAGATGATGATGCCAAGCCTGAGGACGGATATTTTGCCTCTTGGATGCCGTATCAGATAGGCCAAGCCGCCCGACATAGGGCCTCCGGCCCTTAGGCTGGCGGTCGGCCATCTCCATCTCACCTCCATCTCTCACCAAGCTCTCAACCAAAAGGATTATTCAAATGGATTTCGGAAGTGCGATCAGTGCGATCAAGTCAGGGGAAAAGGTTCAGCGTTCTATCTGGGTGACCGAAGGAAGGAACTGGCTTTTGATGCTGACCGAAGGGCTTACCAGCGTCCCGGCGGGCTCATTTACCAACGCCGCCCTGGCGGTAATCGTCGCGGATCTTCCCGGCGGGGTAGTTAATGTAGCGCCAGTGCTAACTCTCTTCGTCCCTGGTAATGGAGTTCATTTCGGCTGGGTGCCAGAGGCAGTGGATGCGCTGGCGACGGACTGGAACGTAATTACCTAAGAACTTCTCTCCCTGAGGTGAAGGATATAGCTGATTATCTACTCCCCTTTGGCTTTATCCTTCACCTCTCATGCCAACAGAAAATCTCATCGAAGTCCTCATCGGCGCCCTCGGCGCCTTGGCAATGATCATCTGGACCATGGTGAGTTACGAGATTAGAAAGCTTAGAGAGGTCGTGCACGAAACACGAAATGCTGTCTATGCCGTCAATACAATCGTCTCTATTCTAGCTAAAAAGCAAGGTCTCGACTGGTCCAACCCAGCTATAAAGGAAAGATCGTGAAAATGATAATGAGAATTCTCTCTACGCTCTGCGCTACGTATGTTATGGCGCCTTGCGCCTTGGCCCAGATCACCGATCCGCCGGCGACCAATATTGTATTTAAGTGGTCTCCACCCATCACCAACACCGACGGATCGACTATCACAGGCGCTCTGACCTACAACCTCTATCAGGGCCCCAGCGCTGGTCCCTTCACCAAGGTGGTGACTAACACTAATCTCACTACCGCAACCATTACCAGTCTTACTCCTGGCGGCTGCTTTATACTCACCACCGTCGAGGCGATCGGTACGACATCGACAACCGAGTCCGCAGCTACCTCCCAAATCTGTCCGATTATTCCCAGTGCGCCCACTGGACTAATTGTCACCGTCGTGCTGAGCTTCTCCACCTCCAGCCCATCAACCTCAACCTCCAGCTCTCAGGTCCCGGCGAAATGAATAGTTCAATCCCTGAAGTCTCTACTCCTCAGGCGGGTGCATCTCCTCCAGCGCTAAAGCACTTCCGACTGATTACTCAGGGATTGGACATCGCCCCAGCGCTCTCTGAGATTGCCCGACATAAGACTCTCTGGCCTTTGATGGATCTCCGCCAGCGCTATGGCCCCTCCCACAAGGACACCGAGACCATTGCGCTTCGCGGACCACCGTCCCTCTATGACATCCAGAACAATCTCGAATCGATGAACTACACCGTCTGGAATTCGTTTACAGAACTGGGCAAGCTGTTTCTCGAACTTGTCTCAATCATTGGAGCCCGCGAGGTCGGGCGGGTAATGCTCGTCAGGCTAAAGCCCATGGGCATTATCACCCCTCATCGTGATGAAGGAGTCTACGCCCGCTATTACTCTCGGTTTCATCTTGCCTTAGCAAGTGAACTTACCTGTTCGTTCAGCGTCGGAGACGAAACCATTCACATGGCTCCAGGGGAACTCTGGTGGTTTAACCATCAACTCTCTCATCATGTAATCAATCTCAGCCCTATTCCCCGAATCCATCTCATCTTTGATAGTTGTGCTCCCGGCTATACCGGAGCCCTCATTCCATGAGCTTCGAACAGATCGCCTCGTGGATAAAGGGCTTGTCCCGCTCCCGCCCGGAGTTCAATGATCAGCCTGCCTGTCCCTTTGCCTCTAAGTCCATGTGGGACCTCATTAACCGCAACAGTGCTTCGGCGGTTATACTAACCTTACGCCAGGTCTCACTCCCCCTCGGTCGGGTGTTGATCATTAAGCTTCTCAGCGAAATCCCAGAGATCGACCAGCTGCTCATCAGCGAGAACCATTTGCTCGCTTCTCGCGACCATATTGCAATGTATTCCGATCCCTCCCAGCCTATCATCGTCAACGGCTACCAAACTACTCAGGCCTTCGCCCGCCTTATCATTCTCCAGCGACTTAGCGAACTCGAGGCCGTTAGGCCTTGGCTGAGTAAAAAGGGCTATTATTCCAAATGGAGCCCCTCTGACCTTGCCAGAATCGGAGCCCAGTTCTATGTCAAGTAACATTCTCGACCAGCTTCTCCCCAACAGCTCAGACTGGCCGAATTATTCTCCCGCTCCGATTCAAAAGATCCGCTACACTCACGACGCGATGATTGATCAGATCATTGCTAATCCGACTATCTCTCAGGACCAGCTCGCGATTGTCTTCGGCTACACTGCCTCATGGGTTTCAATTATCATCAACAGCGACACATTCCAGGCCCGCCTCGCTGAACGGCGAAAGGAGCTCGTCGATCCCGCCGTGCTCACCGCGGTGGAGACCCAATTCAAGGGCCTTGTCTCCCGCTCTCTAGCGGTTCTGATGGAAAAGCTTGATAAGCCCGCGGAAGCAATCCCTGACCAGCTCGCTCTGCGAGCGTTCGAAATCTCATCCCGTGCTGCGGGCTACGGCGCCAAGCCCGACGTCACCATCGTTAATCGGAATGAGGTGACTCTCAGCCTCGAGGCCCACGGCGACCAACTTGTCAATCTCCTCCGGCGTAAAAAGGCCGAGGTCCTTGGACATCAAACTATCTCTCAGGAGTCTAAAAATGAGCCGAGCAAAGATCTCGCCCCATAGCCCGATGTCTCCCGGCGGCTCTATCCCCCCAATGTACGACCCCAGCTTCGAGGTCGCCCATCAAATGGAGCCAACGCCCGAGCGTCCTATCAGCCAGCACCATGAATATGCTGGTCATGAAGTTCCTGGTAACCTACCCAAGCACAACTAGGCCCCACTCCTATGGCTGCAGTTAGAGAGCTCGCGTTCAACTTCACCGCGGCGAATCAGTTCTCCCCCTGGCTCATGCATAACGTGTGGGAGAACCCCTTCAACGTCACCCTCGCAGTGTACTTCGGCTTCGGCCTAGCCGCGACCCTTCAGGTCCAATACATCGCCGACGACGCCTCGAGGGCGGCGGAACGCCAAGTCTGGCTGAGCCAGACCACCAACACCATTACCGTCACCGACCCAGGTCCTATCATCCAGGGTCAACAGGTCGCTGGCCATGGTCTTGCCGTCGGCGATTACGTTAATCTCCACGGCACTCCCGGCGGGACGGTTGACGGCGACTACAACGTAGCTACGGTGGTCAGTGCCCAAGTCTACACCCTTACCTCCACTGTGAGCCAGACCCTAGCTCTAACCCAGAGCTTTTCTCTCTCCGGCCGACTGTTTACCCACGCAACCCTCATAGGCCTTACTGCCCGCGCTAGTGGCAATTACAACTTCCCTACCTTCGCTTCGCGCCTACTCTGCACCGCCTTCACTACCGGCGGTTATGGTTTCCTCGTTGCGCTCCAGGGCGGAGGAGCATCCTAATGGATGGAGTAACCCAAGCCCCTGGTGTCTCTGCTATGCCAGCTGGCGGCCAGCAGCTTTTGTATATACTACGAGGCGCTGACTTTACTCTCACCACTGACCAGGCCTTTACAAAGATCTACCTCGGCTATGCCTGCGTACCACAGCCCACCAGCATCATCGCTGTCTGTACCAGTGGAGCGTTCAGTGGTGCTTGCATTGGGGGTATCTATTCTGGCCCAGGCAAAACGGGGATGATCATTTCCTCTGCAACTCAATCTTGGTCAGGTCTAACTGGCCCTGGTTACTCAATCCATCCCGCAGCGGGAACTGTAAATCAAGTAATGAATAACAACGCTGTTCCGTACTTGTCCTTAACTATTGGTAATGGGGCTCCACTTACCTGCGATCTATTTATCTTCGGCCCTTGCATAGACTAGCCCATGAACCGAATCGTTATCCCTGCCAAGCGTCAGAATGAGTCGATTAAATTCCCCTTCGACTTTACCTCTCAGCTTCAGGCCGGCGAGACCATCACCTCAATCGCCGGAACTCTCTCTGTCGTCTATTGGGGATTGGATCCTAGCCCCAATACTGTTATCGGCACGACTAGCATCGCCTCCCCCGTGATTAACGTTATGCTTCAGAACGGAGTCCTTGGAACTATCTACACCATCACCATAACCGCCGGGACCTCCCTAGGAGAGTTCCTTACCCTCGCGGGCGCCTTGGCTATCATCCCGGACCTGCAATAGTGCCTACTCTCCTCACCGCAGAAAAGCTAGAAGCCTTCTCCGGCATCTACCTCGCCCCGCGGTATGATAGTCCCCAACCCACCCCCGACTTCCACCGTGAGGGTTGGGAACTCTATTGCTCTCCCATAATCGCCGCCGGCCTCGCGGCCCCCCGTAACCACGCAAAGTCCACCGCTTTCACCCACGATTTTATCCTCGCTAATGTTTGCTTCCGAATCGAAGACTACATCATCCTCATCGGTGCGACAGAGGAGATGGCTGTGGAACACCTTGGTGATATTGCTACCGAGCTTCGAGAGAATGAGGAGCTTCGTCGAGACTTTTTCATCAAAGGGTTTATCCAAGATCAGAAAACCGACATCGTTGTTGAGTGCACCGACGGCTATCAATTACGCATTGTCGCTCGCGGAGCGGAGCAAAAGATTCGGGGTAAGAAATGGAGGGGCCGCCGCCCTGGTCTCATCGTCGGTGACGACATCGAAGACGATGAGATGGTCGAGTCTAAAGATCGAAGGAAGAAATTCCGCCAATGGTTCTTTCGTGCCTGCAAGCAGGCCCTTAGAGATGGCGGGCGGATTAGAATCCATGGAACGATGCTGCATAAAGAATCCCTTCTCATGCGCTTGTCGCATAACCCTTCCTGGCGATTTAGAGTCTACAAGGCCCACCGCTCGTCTAGTGACTTTCGTGACATTCTCTGGATCGAGAAGTTTGATGAAGTTCGCCTTCGCTCGATCAAATCTGAATTCGAATCTGAGGGTGACACTGCTGGCTATGCTCAAGAGTATCTCAACGATCCTGCTGACGATGATAACAAATATCTCCGCGAAGAGTGGTTCCACTCCATGACCGAAAAGGACTTCGAAGAATTCGGCGCCGTCGGCGTGGGATGCGATTTCGCTGTGTCCAAAGCTGATTCAGCCAACCGAACCGCCTTCGTCGTAGGGAAGAAAACCATAGGTAACTTTAAACATGCCTTAGCCTTCTACGCCGGCCGATGGGATTCCAAGGAATGGATCGATCAGATGTTCGACATCCATCAGCAATTCCAGCCTGAGTTCTGGTTCGTTGAAGATGGCGTCATTTGGCTCTCCGTCCGCCCGACTATTATAGAAGAGATGCGAGAGCGCGATATCTATTTCAACATCATTGAAATCCGCCGAACAAAGGACAAGCCTGCCTCTGGCACGCCCTTCCGAAAGCAGATGAAAGCCGGGACATGGAAGTTCAACAAGCTTCACGGCGATTATCCTGAGTTCCAAAGCGAAGCCCTGGACTTCAGCCAGACCGCCGAAGCTAAGCTTGATGATCAAACCGATGCGATTTTCAATCTTGCTATTGGTTTCAGTGATATTCAACTTCAGGAGGGCGATGATATGACCGAAGAGGAACAGGAGTTTGTCCTCCAACGCGAGCGGCTCAAATCCGGCGGCGATGGTCGTAGTGAAGTGACAGGTTACTAAAATGGGAGAAGTAGTCAATCTCACCCCCAGAACCAGAGTCGACACAGTTCTAGAACTCGCTTGGGTCTGCGGATGTGGCAGTCAAACTTGGCTCTTGTTCTCCGACGGGAAGTGCGTCTGTACCAATTGTGAATGCTATTCGACCTGTATAAAAGTTATCGAGACGAAATCTAATGCTCGAACTTGATTCACATTTCCATCTCACCCCCGACGTGATCAAGTCGTCTAACCTCTGTGACAAATTTAGCGATCATGACCTTGCCCAGATTGGCGAGTACGCCTGGGAAGGCTTCGTCAGGGACAAGAACTCCCGCTCGGTTTGGGAGCGCAGGAATGAGGCCGCGATGGATCTCGCTATGCAGGTCCAACAGGCTAAGACCTTTCCCTGGCCCGGCTGCTCCAACGTTGTGTTTCCCCTCGTGACTATGGGCGCGTTGCAATTCAGTTCTCAGGCCTACCCCAATATCATTCAGGGAACCAAGGTCGTCAAGTATAGAACCATTGGGCGGGAC